GAAAATATTAGCTGTATATTGTATAGTAGTGGCGCCTTGTTTAGCATAATACACGAATCCAAATCTACCATCTTCTCTGTATGTTACAATGTAATCATCTGGAAGAGGATTTTTGGATTTTTCAATTGTTTGTGATGATTTGACTTTGGCTTTTTTCCTTGGCATACAATAATTATGCCACTGCCCTACGTAAGGACTTGACTTTGGTGCAAAAACTGTTCCATGTGATATGTTTCATGGCTCCACGTTTAAGTGCATTAGGAATATATCCTGAGTCAGGTTTGACTCTGTAAAATGTCACGCCTGATGATAGTGTTAACATATCGACCCAGTCTTGGAAAAATCTATCATACTCAATATCATCTTCAAATACTTTACGATAGTTGTCAGTGCTTTTGTACATGTTGTTTGTGAGTCCGTTTTTGTTTGGTTCGAGATCATGTCCAATTAAAAATATATCAGTGTGGCCATGTTGCACTGCTAGATGTGCCGCAGATGTTCCAGCATTCCATCTTTTGTTTTTAGGAATGTTTCTTACCTTACTGCCCCATTGTTTAGGATTACGGTATCCTGTCCACACAGGATAATGGTCGGCATATTTATTTTTGTCCTTGGCTAATTCGTCTAGCATATTAGGATCAATCACAACAAGATGGTCCAACACCATGTCTCTATAGATTGCATTACATCCATAATGAGGACCAATCATTCTCATGTCTGCCCAAAACTCACTGTACATTTTGTCAGCCTTGCGTCGGCTTTCTCCGTTGCCCCAAACAAATGCTATTTTAGATTCTGCGTTTAAGGTCATTTATGATTGCTTCTTTCTGTTGCATAATTTTTTGTTGTTGATAATCTTCAATAAATTTTGCAAATTCATCAATTGTAATAAATTCAAAATTTGGCCACTGCGACCATTCATCAGGTATTTGCCAACCATCTGAATTTACTTGGAAAAAAGTTGTATTTGGAAAGTGTTCAAATATTTTAGACATTTGATAGACCCAATAATGATGTGGCACAGCATGTCGAGAGGTTGACCAATAGTTGTCAGTATCTTTGTAAATGTTGTTATGTAATTTTTGGTCCTCACCTACACCATACAAATCAAATCCCATTAAAAACACAGTTTGTGCTTTACGTCCTAACCATCCTCTCCAACTATTTTTAAGTGCAACCAGAGTGGCAAACTGTCCTGTGCCCCAATGGAAAGGATCATCTATTCTTTCATTTCCTTCATACGGAATATCAGGCATTGATAAAAAATGATGTGTTTTAAAACTGTCTAGCCACATTGGTCTGGTGTATAATGGATAGGGAACTTTGTTGTCTTTATCCTTTAAAACTTCAAACACCATTTTTTTGTCTGCACAAACGAGATAGTCAGGTTGCATATCTCTATGTACAGCATTGCAACCTACAGTCATGCCAATTAATTTGGTGGTGTTGATATCAAAGTCTGCTCGACTTTCTCCATTGCCAATCACTGTTGCAATTCTTGTTGCCATACAGTAATTATTCTGGTCTGTGTTCTATAATTTTATCTATAAGTCCAAATTCAAGTGCTTCGTCTGATGTAAAGAATTTATCTCGTTCCATATTCTTTTCGATTACATCAATTGGTTGACCTGTGTGTTTTACATAGATTTCATTTAGACGTTTTTTTGTTTTAAGTATTTCTTGTGCATGTATATCAATATCTGTTGCTTGACCTGAATATCCACCTGATGGTTGGTGTATCATAACCTTTGCATGTGGTAAAGCAAATCTTTTTCCTTTTGTTCCTGCTTGTGATAACAAAGAACCTGCACTGCAAGCCTGTCCTATTACTATTGTGGATACATCACACTTTACAAATTGCATAGTATCATACATGGCAAGCCCTGATGTAACATAACCTCCTGGGGAGTTAATGTAAAAGTTTATATCTTTTTTAGGGTTGTCTGACTCTAAAAATAAAAGTTGTGCTGAAACCACACTTGCTACACTGTCATTGATAGGTCCAGTTAAAAATATTATACGTTCTTTAAGTAGTCTTGAAAATATATCATAAGAACGTTCGCCTTTAGATGTTTGTTCTATAACAATTGGTACTATTGAATTTTGCATAAAGCTATTTTAACACTTTGAATAAGATTGTGTCAACGTTGATTCTGCCATTGCCTTTTGTTTCAGTTGTTTTAATGCTTTCCCAAATGTTACGCATGGCTATTTTTCCATCAGTTGTTTGTAGTTTTGGTAACACTGCTTCTGGTTTACGTACGGTTTTGGATACTGATATTTTGGTATCAAAATCTTTAAGTGTAGTGCCTTTGATGGTTATTCCATTTCTACTCATTGCGTTATATTGTGTGAGTTTTCTTGTTTTTGTGTTAAACACCCAAAGCATTTGACAACGTGGAATCAATATAGGATCAATGCTTACTAATTTATATTTGCTGTCTTCTTTTTTATACTGTAATTTTTTAATCATACGTTCTACAGACATTGCCCTTGGTTTTCTTGCTTTTCTTTCACCTTGTTTAATTTTGCCCCAACCTTCTATATCCGTTAATGCCTGGGTAAACACTGTTAACATACCATTCAATTCCTTTGCACTGAATCCATGATATGCTTCATATAGATCTTGTTGTTCTTCTGTTCGTTCGTCTTGTTTGATACTTCTTGCCTGTAGGCCAATATAGGGTTCTTGCATATAACCTTTTACTAGATCTATTATTTTACTGCAATATGTCAATGCTATGTTGTTTTCTTTACAGTATTCATATACACTTCCAACCTTCTCACCTTCTATTTGTTGATCAATAACATCTTTTATATCGATATAGTAATTTTGTGTATGTTCCTTAATCTTCGCTTGGATGTCAACCTTAGGTTTAGGAGTGGGTTTTGGTTCTTGGACAGCTTCTTCAACGGCTTCATTTGCATTTATAGATTCAGGCAAAGTATTTTTGACAGCAGGTTCTGGGTTCTCTTTTTCATTTTTGGCAATGTTTTTCAGAAACTCAGGGATCTCTAAAAGTTCTTTGTTGTCTTTTTTATTCATACTAGAAATATTTTTTAACATGTTTATATAACTCAGGTAAAGAATTTTCTATTGATTGATCGCGATATTTGTCATAAAGTTTGGTAACGGTGGCAAATTGCTCCATATGTTTTTTTGTTTGTGGATGTTCTTTTGTGTCTTGCAATATTTTTTTCAATGTGTGTAACTTTCTAAACAACGTAGATTGTTTTACAATATTAAGTTTAAAACACTTGTCTATATTGTCAATTGCTGTTTGTCTGACTTCATATGGCAAAACATCAATTCTATAATGCATAGGAAAGTCTAGTATGATTGGAGTTACTTCAATCTTTCTAATTGTGTTTAGATAGTTGAAATAAGATAGATGTTCATAAATGTAATGCACATTATATATTTGCCAACAAGGTGACACCATCATGTCAGACTTTTTATTGTTTTCAATGTAATTGAATATGTTCTTTTTAATTGATCTCCACCTAGATGGTGCTCTAATATATTCTTGGACTGCTCCTATTCCATCTATGCTCATAGTAAGATCCACTTTCTTAAACTTGTCCATCAGTTGTATGAAACGTTTTTGTACATTTGTCATATTAGTGTTAAATTTGATTTGTATGTCTTTAGCATTGCCTTGATCCACAGGGTATTCTAAATAATTGTACATGCTTTGTAATAGTGTTGGTTCACCACCTTTTAGATAAATTCTTTTCATTGATTTAAACATATCATACAGTTCCATCATTAATGAATTGTTATTGCCGTGATCTATTATTTCAAGATCATCAGTTTGAAATCTTAACAGTTCATCATTAATATCCCAACCTTCTTTGTCAATTATTTGTTTTTGTTCTTTGGCTAATTCACTGCTTAAACCACTGAAACACATTCTGCATTTTAGATTACAAAGCGAAGAAAAGTTAATGTCCATAGAAACAGGTTCTGGACACGTCCCTGTCTCTTGCCATTGTGTAATTGTATCTTGTATGTTAGGCAAGTCTTTATGGCGGTTCCAGCCATTGTTTTCTTGTTGTCTTAGACTTGCTGTGCCATTACGTTCTTCATCATAACATGCTTTACATCCAGCAATAGGTTTGCCTTCTAACATCATCGATCTAATTTTATTCATTTCGTTACTTTGCCAAAAGTCTGCAATGGTAGAATCTTTAACATTGAAGTCTTTTGAATTAAGGATATTGTCGTTGTGTGGAGTCCAATTACAGCATGGCCAATATTCTCCACGTACAGGTTTGCCTGAGGCAGTGACCATCATGTGAGTCCATGCATATACACAGAATGATTTGTTGTTTGAAATGTCCACTAAAAATAGTTAGTGGATCTGTTAAAGATCCACTATAAACTATGCTTGAGTCTTGGCGTCTTGTATTTCTTTTCTTCTTTCTTTGGTTGCTTTTGCAATTTCAAGAAGTGCTTTTCTGGCTCTTGTGCCAGCCGCCTTTACACCCTTTTCTGAGAACTTTGCATTCTCTTCTTGGTATGCTTCAAACGCCGCAGTTAATTTATCATGTATGTCTGACATAATAGTTCTCCTTATAAGTGAGTACTATTATATAATATACGCAGATAATAAGCAATAAATAAATTTATGGACGGGATATTCACACTTATACAACAACTTGGTTTTCCAATTGCCATAGCATTTGTTGGCGGATTCTTTATATTTTTTATTATAAAATATATTTTGGGGGGTGTGACAGGACAAGTA